GTACTGCATTGCTATAACTACAGGCCAGCAGATGACTTGTTGTTAGATACATATGCAGGACCTTGGTTAAAAGACTATGCGTTTGCACATGCTAAATTAATATTATCAGAAGCACGTGGTAAGTTTACACAGATTGCAGGACCGCAAGGCGGAACTACAATGAACGCAGACCAACTACGAGCAGATGCTCAGGCAGAAATTGACAAACTGGAAATAGAACTAACATTATTTAATGATGGAAGTACCGGTTTGGGATTCCTGATTGGATAACAATGCTTTTGTACTTGACAATTAATTAAAAATCAATTATAATATAACTTACAACGGAGCATTTGAATGACTAAGAAAATTGTAGGTATATGTGGTCTTATAGGACACGGTAAAGATACAGCGGCAGGCTTTCTAATTGAAGAAGGATTTGCACGAGTTAGTTTTGCAGGAGTATTAAAAGATGCATGTGCTAATATTTTTGGTTGGGATAGAATACTGCTAGAAGGTAATACACCTGAAAGCAGAGTTTGGCGTGAGACAGTTGATGACTGGTGGGCTAAACGCTTAGACATTCCTAACTTTACTCCACGTTGGGCATTGCAACACGTAGGTACTGATGTACTAAGAACACACTTCCACCCAGACATTTGGGTAGCGGCATGTGAACGACAAATTGAACAAACTGACAGAAACGTTGTTATATCAGACTGTAGATTCTTTAATGAGCTAAAGGCTATAAAACGCTTAGGTGGGCACACAGCGGTTGTATGGCGCTCAGAGAACCCAGATTGGTGGGCAACAGCAGTAGGTATTAACACAGCAAATACACCCATTCCAGCAGATAACAGTATGTCTATAGTATTTCCAGAAGTACACAAAAGTGAATGGAGCTGGGCAGGCTGGAAGTTTGATAAACAGATAGCCAACACTACTTCACTAGTTGATCTAAAGGAACAAACACTCAACCATTTTGTAAGATAAATAATGTTGTAGACAAATTACAAGGACAACATATGTTTAATGATGATTGGTGGAACGCCAAAGTAGAAACTAAAGAATTATGTGTAGGTTGGTTATATAACGACCGCATAAGCAACTCCCTCCTCAACGGAATATCCCAAAATATAGCTGAATACGACTCTGTCGAATTTGGGCTTTTCTGTGATCAGCAATTCGTGGATGAAAAAATATCAGGATTATTAACACAAGCATATAATGCAGGCTATTCAAAGATAGTTGTATTTAAGCAAGGAACAGTACACAAATATTTTGAGAGAGTATTCCCTGAATTTTATGAAAAACATCTTGACTCAAAATTTATAGGACATATACTAGATAAGGGAGACGAGTACTTTTGGATTCATCCACAATGCTTTTTAATTGACTTAGATTGGTGGGCAGATGCAGGCATGCCAGAATGGGGAGACGAACATGATAGCGGGCCTTGGGAAACAACAAAGCCAATACGCAGTACACAGAATCATCATGACAAGTATACTCCTTATTGGGTTAAACCAGGATCCGAACCAGCTACATATACACATAAAAATGGCGGGTGGAATTTAGTAAAAGCACTTTTAGATGATAACCAAACTATTCATTCTTGGGATCTCTCATTACGTCAATCTAAGGAATATTTGTATGCAGAGGTTCGTGATGATGCTTGGAGAAATATATTCTATCTACATGAACAGATGGATACGCAAATATTCTTTGTTGGTAATACTGAAATACCCGACACTGAAACAAATAATATTGGTGACAAGGACCAAAAGTTTACTAAAGTAGTTGCACCGTCAGCTGGTATAAGTCCTATGTTGTATGCAAAGAATCTTAGATTACCACCAGGCAGTACAATTATTATATACGATATTAGTACATTTGCTTTAGACTGTATGCAACAATTAATAACAGAATGGGATGGAACAAACTACACTGAATACATGAATAAAATGATGGATAGTAAATGCAGTTACTATTCTAGGAAAGACGAATTATTTAGAGGACAGCAACAACTACAGGATACACAAAAACTACTTGATTCAATGCCTGAATGGCAAGAATGGTGGAGAGATACATTTAGCACATTTAACATTCAATATGAACAAACAAATTTAATGAATCCTAATAGGTATACATCATTTGCAAAATGGTCTGCTAATTATTCAGCTAAAGGATTGACGTATGTTCATTTAAGTAACATCTTTCATTATTACCCAACAGCGGTTTATTATAGCTTAGAACAACGTGTAATAATGTACAATGAGCTATTTGCTAAACTGAAGTTTTACTCTAACAATAATATTGTTGCTAAGTGTACAAGTCCATTGTTAACACAAGATCAGATCGCAGGACCAATTAAATTTGTAGAAAATCATACATCAATAGATTTTGAAAATCTACCAAGTAATACATTAGGAAAGATGTTCAAATGGAACAAATAGATAACGTAACTAATTTTATCAATGAATGTAAAAAGCATTCTCACTACGAAAATTTAAATAATCCAGGTGACCAGTTTTTAAATTGGAGAGAACACCGAGGTACAATGATACAGTACTGTAAATGGATTATGAATGAATCAAATTGTCCTAGTTTAGTTACTAATATAGAAGTACCACATGAAGCAATGGCAGCTGAAGCTGAAAAAGTTTTAGACAGATATGTTGAGCACCGAGGTGATATGCATCCAGGCTGGAGTAGCATTTGTGTACATGGACAAACAGCAGAAAGAACACAACCAGCTGATCATTACATAAGAGAAGGAATAGACACAGAAGAAAATAGTGCCCCATATGGTTGGACAGACATAGCAGAACATTGTCCAGTAACAGTAGACTGGCTAAAGAATGCCTGGCCGTTTAAAGAGTATCAACGATGTAGATTCATGTTATTAGAACCGGGTGGTTATATTCAACCACATCAGGACTTTGATAGAAGAAGCATGGCTGCATTTAACGTATCATTAAGTAATCCACCAGGAGTGGACTTTGCATTAGAAGAAGCAGGACTTGTACCATGGGAACCTGGTGAAGCTAGAGGAATTGATATAGGAAGAAGGCATAGTGTTATAAACAACGGTACAGAAAACAGAATTCACATGATTGTTCATGGTAAATGGGGTGATGGATTTGAACATATGATATGTGCAAGTTTTGATCAGCTATTAGCCACCATTAACAGCTAAGTTAACTCTGTAAACCCCCCTTTTAAGCATTTTGCGGTAAATACTAGTATAACAAAATTTAGATATATTCTAAACACACTAAAGGAGCTATAACATGGCAAATCTTGTTTCACCTGGCGTACAGGTAACAGTAACAGACGAATCAGTATACGGACCAGCGGGTGCGGGCACTGTTCCAATGTTGTTTATTGCTACAGGACAGGACAAGGTTGATCCAACCCTAACTGAAACCGACGGCAAAGCAAAATACACAAAATCAGTAAATGCTAAGAAACCTATTCTAGTAACATCACAACGTGAACTAACACAATACTTTGGAAATGTAGATTTCCGTAAAGTAAGTGGTACAGTATCACAAGGTGACGAAACAAACGAATATGGACTACTAGCGGCATACAGCTTTCTCGGTCAAAGTTCAGCGGCATATATTGTTCGTGCAGACGTTGACTTAACAGCATTACGTCCACTATCAGCAGAGCCAACAGGCGACCCTGCTAACAACACATATTGGACCAGCCCTACAACATCAAGTTGGGGTATATACGAATACGTAGGATCAGCTTGGGTTGAAAAACTTCCAACAGTAGAAATTGTTTCTTCTGCAGGCTCAGCAACAGCAACAGTTGTTAATGGAAATTACTTAGTTGAAGTAGTAAACAGTAACACTGAAACAGCGGCTTATTATTACAAAGGTGTATCAGGTGCTTGGGACCTACTAGACAATGGCTTCGCAAGCGAAGTAGATTGGTCAGCACACTACACTGTTCCAGCTTCACCTACAGCAGGCGATGTTTGGATTAAAACTACTTCTCCAGGAGGCGGCATAAACGTAGATATTAAATTATTTACAACAGTAGCCGGCGCATTTATGAAGAAGAGTGCAGTATACTCACAAAACGGAACACCAGCAGGAACAACATCAGACATATTTGCTGATGGTACTTCTGCAACAGCACGTACATTCTCAGATGGCGACATTTGGTTAGACCACGATGCAGTAAATGGTACAAGTGGTAAAATTGCAATCAAACGTTACGACAGTGTCGGAACTGATTGGGACGATATCGAATTAGACGGTGGTGGAACTGGTGGATTTATTTCTACTGTTTTATCTACACAGCCAACAGGCACTCCAGTTAATAACACAGTATGGTTTGATCCAGATGTTAATGATCTTGCAATTTATGAAGTTGCTAGTGATTCAGGAACACAAAAATGGAAAAAAGTATCTGATATACAGTATGTAACATCAGCACCTACTACAAATAAAGCAGGTGGTTCTTTAGCAGCCGGCGCTTATTGGATTGACACTGATGCAACAGGTTATCCTGTAATTTACAGACATAACGGTACAGCATGGGTAGTTAAAAACAAAGCAGATCAAAGTACAGCGGCAGGTGTTGTATTTGGTGATATTACTGCTAACGCAACAGCTAATGATACGTTTGAAGCAACTCTATTAGCAGGTGCTCCAAATCCATTAGTATATCCAGTTGGAATGACAGGTATTAACATGTGTCGTTCAGCAAGTACTGTTCGTGTATACAACACAGCACTAACTACAGCATGGAAATGGCGTAACAAAGCAAGCAATGCAGCCGATGGTTCAGGATCATTTGGTAGACTAGCACAGCGTAAAGTTGTAACAGTAGCAATGCAAGCGGCAGCAGGCGCAACAGAACTACGTGAAGATACAGTTCAATTTAGACTAATTGCAGCTCCTGGTTACCCAGAGTTATATGACGAAATGATTACATTGAACGCTGATAAAGATGAAACAGCCTTTATTATCGCAGATGCTCCATTCCGTTTAAATCAAACAGAAGCAATTACTTGGATAGCAGGTACAGCGGCAACAGAGAATGGTGAAAAAGGATTAACTTCTAAAAACACTTACTCAGCAGTTTACTATCCACACGCATTAACAACTAACCATGTAACTGGTGATAGTGTTGTTGCTCCGGCATCACACATTGCACTATATACATTTGCTTACAGTGATAATGCATCATACCAATGGTTTGCACCAGCAGGCTTAACACGTGGTGTTGTACAAAATGCATCTAACGTTGGTTACTTAAACAGCGAGAACGAATTTGTTAAACTAGCTTTAACACAAGGTTCACGTGATGCAATGTACGAAGCTAAAATGAATCCAATCGCAAGATTCCCGGCAGAGGGTGTTGTAGTGTTTGGACAAAAATCATTACATACAGGTGCTTCAGCATTAGATAGAGTTAACGTTGCAAGACTTACAGCTTATCTAAGAGAGCGTTTCTCAGTTATTTCAAGACCGTTCTTATTTGAACCAAATGATGCTGGAACACGTTTAAATGCTAAACAAGTATTTGATGGCTTCTTAGCTAACATTTTACAACAACGTGGTATTTACGACTTTGCAGTTGTGTGTGATACAACAAACAACACAGCCGCACGTATTGATGCAAACGAATTCTACATTGACGTGGCAATTGAGCCAACTAAGTCAGCAGAGTTTATTTACATTCCAATTAGAATTGTAAACACAGGCGAATTAAGCTAATAGCTTAAAATTATTAAAAAGGCTACTGTATAAATGATTATAGTAGCCTTTTTTTATGACTATACTTTGCATAAATACAGTTGCACATTGCAATGCATATAGTTCCTTGAAGGAACTTAAAGACATTTAAGAGGATAAACCATATGGCTAATAAAATTAGACAAGCCCCAGGTAACTGGGCATCGGTTGACGAGTTCAAAGCTTCGGCAGAACATACAGCAATCGCAAACGCTATCACAGGATTCACTCCTGGTGATATTGATGTAACTATGGGATACATATTAGAAGGTAATAAGATCTGGATCAATTATAATTTTGATACTGACGCTAAGTTGTTAGAATTTAAAACATATTTGAATACAACAGACTCAATAGCAGGATTTGGACAAAGTCTAAGAGATTTAGAATTGGCCGACGATAAATTTGCTACAATCACTAGTTGGACTGTATAATACATGGTAATAGTGAAGATGGGTTGCTTTATTTGAGTGACCTATCTTTTTGAGTGAAGAAGTGATAAATACAATATAACAAGAAGATACTACCATAGTAAGTATTATAGGAGAAAAACAAATGGCTGTAATTACAAATTTCGGAGTTCCAACAGATAGCTCGGCAGGTACTACACTTATGCCCAAGCTACAATATCGTTTTAGAGTACGATTTGAAGATCTAGGCGGACCCGGTGGAACAGACGAAGTAACACAAAACGTGATTAGTACTGGTAGACCAGCATTAACTCATGAAGAAGTTGTTGTTGATTCATACAACTCAAAGATTTACCTAGCAGGTAAGCACACATGGGATCCAATTACAATTGTATTCCGTGATGATATGTCATCAAGAGTAATTAAGAAACTTGGCGCTCAGTTGAATAGACAAGTTGATCATGCTGATCAATCAAGTTCTATCTCTGGTAACGCATATAAGTTTGGTGTACAAATTGAAACACTTGACGGCGCTAACGGTGCAACTAAACCATCAGTGTTTGATAATTGGACACTACAAGGTTGTTTCATTACTAACGTACAATATGGCGACTTAAACTATGCTGATTCAAGTATGGTACAAGTTACATTGTCAATACGTTTTGATAATGCAATTCACCTTATTGATGGAAGTGATGTACTAAGTGCAATAGCTACAGATGCAGATAGAACAAAAACTGGCGCGACTAAGTAACATAGTTAGGAACTAACCATGACGATTGGGAACGCAGGATATAAAATCTATAGCCAGGCTCTTAGAACTGGCGTAATAGACGCGATACCTCGAAATAAGTTTAACTTTACTGTTACTCTTACTCGTACCGGTGTAACGGAGGCCTTAAAGCTAGAACGTATCGCTAATATTCAGATGCCGACATTTACACTTAGAACACAAACGTTAAACAAGTACAATAATAAAAGTATTATTCAAACAGGAATAGATTATACTCCTATAACACTAACAGCATACGATACAAAGGATGCTGTATTTGAAACATTCCTAAAGGACTACGCAAGATATTACTTTGCTGGTCCTATGAATGATGAAGATTATGCTACTTGGTTAACTAGTCCAAAAGGATTAGAACTACGCGAAGAAAAGACATACATTAAGTCTATAAAAATATTACGACATGATCCAGATAACAAGGAAGCAAAGTTAGAGAGTGAAATTGAAATCTTTAACGCATATATTCAAAACATTGATACTGATACACTAGACTATTCAGATAGTGGTGCATCAATTATTAGAGTAACATTTGGATATGAAGGTTATAGGGTACTAAGTTCAAACACTGTAATGCCACCAGATCATGTTAACAATCCAAACCTAGCTAATGAATTTGGCACTGGTCCAAACATATCAGCAACCGTAGTAACTGAAGAACAGGCCAGATTTGGGATGTATACAGTCGTTCCAGATGAAACTGGTAATGCTACTGGAAAGTCAGCAGGAAATGCAGAAAACAATACAGCTGAAGATGAAGCTCAATTTACAAGAAATAAAGGTGCAGTTACTTCAAATCAACCAGAATTAGAAAGATGGGATGGAAATCTTAAAACAGGTGAAAAAGTTAGAAATATTAATGGCGTATCTTACAAAGTACCAGCACCTGTAGTAAAGAAAACTGGTGTACAGTAAGTGCCAAAATTTCACCAAGGCAGTTTCACTCCAAATAATCCTGCTAAATACTTAGGTAAACGAGTTCCTTACTTTAGAAGTGGATGGGAACTTGCAGTATTTAGAATGTGCGACAATCATCCAGCTATATTAGGTTGGGGAAGTGAAACACACAGAATTCCTTATAAGAACCCTCTTACAGGAAAAGCTAGTACATATGTACCTGATTTATTAATTGTTTATAAAGACAAACAAGGAAAGAATCATGCAGAGATAGTTGAAGTCAAGCCTGCTAGTCAAACATTAGGCGAAGCTAGAACACCATCGCAGAAAGCGGCAGCAGTTGTTAATCATGCAAAATGGGCTTCGGCACATGCATATGCAAAATCAAAAGGACTAGGGTTTAGAGTAATAACTGAACATCAGATATTTAATAAACCTAAAGGTTCAAAAAAGAAGAAATAGAATATGACAAAAAAATTAGAAGAAGAATTAAACTTACCCGATTTAGATCACTTGCTTGATGAAGAAGAAGCAGTTGAGCCTACAATAGATGATATTCAACATGATATAGCAATGTATCAAGGAGAAATGAGTATGGTGGAACGTGCTTCGGCAGCGTTACCTATTGTAGTAGGATTAGAACAATTGGATAGAGAAATGGACGAGTATGCAGCCAAAGCAATGGCTACATTTGATGACTTAGTTGATCTAGGCAAAAACGTAGAAGATAGACATGCGGCTCCGATATTTGATAGTGCAAGTAAGATGATTAGTGCGGCTTTACAAGCTAAACAAGCTAAAATGGACAAGAAATTGAAAATGGTTGAACTACAAATGCGTCAAGCTAGACTTGAAAAAGACAGCGAAAAGATAGATGCATATGTAGCACAGAAGAATAGCGAATTAGGTTTAGATGAAGATCAAGGCGCCTCTGAAGCAAGGATTGTTGGTAATAGAACACAGTTGCTCGCAGAAATTATGGATAAGTTGCCTGAAATAGATAAATAGTATTAATGGGAGAGATAACTGTAATGAAATCTTATACTGAATATTTAACAGAGAATAAAAAGTCTTGGAAGTTCAAAGTGAAAACAATACACGAACTTACTGACGAACAATGTGATCGCATAGAGAAGCACCTCGGTAAATACGACTCTAAAGGACTCGGTGCTGCACGGAAAACAATTTTGCAAAGTACGCCACGTGATTTTCCACAACATAGAGGATATGAAGTATTTACATATGACTTTGACACTAACTTAATTGCTAGTGGATGGGAACTTGCAAATGGAATCCGCAATATGTTAGGATTAGCAGATGGCACTTTTAAAATTAAAGGCGAAAACGAACCCGATGATAACATCGAGGCTGACGGAACAGAAGTTAAAAGTATATTGGAAGATCCTGATTATGACGAAGCTAATAAAGTAGAATCAAAGGATCATTATGGTGATGAGTACAACACCAGTTTCATTAAAGAGTTATTAAAACTTAAAAAACAAAAGGAAAAAGGCGATGAGTGATTTAGATAGAATTTTAAAACTTGCTGGCCATGGCACAAGCAGAGCTCAAAGCCAGTCAAGCGATAGAGAAATAACACCAGAAGCAGTAGGCGATACAGCAGAAGGCGTTTGGGCATTATGCGACGAATTAGATTGTAGCGACCATCCAGTATTTAACGAATTAGTTCGTTATTTAGATGGCGACACACTTCAAGACTTTGTAGCAGACTTTAGACGTCATAACGAAATGCCAGAAAACCCAGAAATGGAATCTGTTGATCCTGAAGATGAAGATGAAAATGATGATTTGTTTAAAGATGACGAGTTTACTGACATGGATGATGAAGATGAAGAAGAATTAAAAAAGCATTTTAATGAAGAGCCAAACGAAGGCAATGCTTTCTCAGGCGCACAAGTTGGTAAGCACAAAGGCGAAAAGTTTAAAGTAGCTGGTAAAGAATACACAAAAGAAGAAGACATGGTAGAAGGCACTTGGGCAGTTCCAGAAACTCCTGAGCAAATTGAAAAGCTAAAAGAAATAATGTCACAACCTTTACCTTGCGGTGAAGACGGTGATGGTGCTGCAGATGTAATGTACGGCATTTTAGGTGACGACGAATTATTTGATGAGTTTCATCAAATGTCAGTAGACTTAGGTCCTGACACAGATTGTAGACCAGCTATTCAAGCTAGACTTGTTGAACTAGGACTTATGGATCAACCAGAAGCAGAAGAAATGACAGAAGCATCTGGCGTATGTGAAGCATGCGGATGTCAAATTGACAATCCTAAACCAGGTTGCGAATGTACACATGATTCACATGATGCAGCTGGATCACATTGGGTAGCAGAATCAATATCTGATGAAGCTAAAGAGAAAGCACAGGACAGAGCAAAAAACTACGAATCACCACGCGGTGAGAAGAAGAAGAAAGTTTCTGTAGCAAAGGCACCATGGGATAAAGAAGATTTAGATGAAGCACAAAGTCCAGCACAGAAAGCAGCGTTTGCAAAAATGCTAGCTTCTAAAGGTGGAAAAAAAGCAGATGATGCTGATGAAGATGAATCTAAAGATAAAGAAGATTTAGAAGAGTCTCCAACAATGGACACTACACAGTTAATTACACTTATGAAGAACTCAGGTTTATCAGAAGAGAAAATTAAAACAAAATTAGACGAATGGGCAAATACCCCAGATGGAGCTGCTGAAGAAGCAGAAACATCACATGGTGACCCATATGAATATGCACAGAGTGTAAATTTAAGTCTTAAACGTTACTTAGATGCAGAAGACATGAAAGTAGGCTTAAAAGAGCATA